TAATATGGGAAGAAAGAAAAAAGAAGAAATTGAAAAGAAAGTTAAGATTGGAGTCTCAATAGACCCAGAACTTCCACAGTACTTTAAGGATAAATCTATAAATTTATCTTCCCTTGTTAATAAATTATTAAAAGAATATATTAGAAATGGAAACTAAAGTTTGTAGTAAGTGTAATCTTGAAAAAGAATTACCTAATTTTAGAAAAAGAAAAGATTCTAAAGATGGGTTTAGAACTGAATGTAAACAATGTTCTTATATGGTTTGGAAAAAATATAGGGATAATAACGATGAAAAAATAAAGGCTCAAAAAAGAAAAGAATACATTGATAACCGGGAAAAAATATTATTAAAAGTTAAAAATTACCGAGAAGAAAATATTGATGTAATTAGGGTAAAAGATAATGATAGGTCAAAAAAAAGATACCAAAAAGACCCAAATCGGTATAAAATATATTATGAAAATAATAAAGAAACTATTTTAACTTATAAAAAAGAGTGGTCAGAAAAAAATAAAGAAAAAGTTAAAGTAAAAAGAAATCTTTATCATTCTTTAAGATTAAAAAATGATGTTATTTTTCGATTAAAATGTATTATGAGGTCTAGACTTTTATCATTTCTTAAAACCCGAAACATTAGTAAAACTAATAAAACTTTCGATATTGTAGGGTGTTCACCGGAATTTCTTAAAGAACATTTAGAAACCCAATTTAGCGATGGTATGAGTTGGGATAACAGGGGTGAGTGGCATATTGACCACATCATTCCATTATCATCGGCAAAAACAGAAGACGAACTTTATAAGTTATGTCATTATGAAAATCTTCAACCATTATGGGCTGAAGATAATTTAAAAAAGAGTAACAAAATTATTGTATAACCTTAAATAGGTTTAATTGAAAAAAACATTATTAATTGACGGTGCCAACTTAATGAAGATTGGGTATCACGGAGTTAAAGAACTTTATAGTGATAAAAATCATTCGGGTGCTATCTACCACTTTATCAACACCATTAGAAAATTCCTTGAGGAACATAATTACGATAAGGTAGTTGTTATGTGGGATGCCGAACATAGTTCGTCCACTCGGAAAGAACTTTATCCTCAATATAAGACAAATAGAAAACAAAATATTAATGAATATGAACTTGAATCATATCTAACTCAAAACGCTCGTATTAAAGAATATCTTGAGGAGGTCTTTGTTAGGCAAGTTGAAACGCCTCATAACGAAGGAGACGACCTTATTGCGTATTATTGTAAAATGTCAACCAACGAAGACATTACCATATTTTCATCAGATAAGGACCTTACACAGCTTATCTCGGATAAAGTATCCGTTTACTCACCAAACTCAAAACAATACTTTAAACAGGGTGATATGATTACCATCAATAAAGTTCAAATTCCCCACTATAATGTCTTAACTTGTAAAATTCTTACAGGAGATAATTCTGATAATATTAATGGTATTGAGGGTTTAGGTGAAAAAACTTTAGTTAAATTATTCCCTGATATGCAGGTTAAACCATGCACTATGGAAGAAATACGAGTTAATGCAGGAAATATCGTGCAAGAAAAAAAATCAAAAGTATTGGAAAATATTTTGATTGGTAAAACAAAAAATGGTATACTTGGTGAAGAGTTTTACACTACAAACAAAAAAATAGTCGATTTATCTAACCCCTTAATTACAGAAAATGCGAAAGAATTAGTAAACCAAATTATTACTGACACGATTGACCCCACCGATAGGGGATACAAAAATCTAATGAGACTTATGATGGAAGATGGTCTCTTTAAATATCTTCCAAAAAACGATGAGGCTTGGGTGAATTTCCTAAGACCATTTATGAAATTAACAAGAAAAGAAAAACGAAACACAAACAAATGAAAGTATTAGTAGAAGGACACAAGTACGAGTTATCAAACTTTGAAAACAAAGAGGAACAAGGACAGGCATTACAATTTATTCAAAAAGAACCAATAACTGAAGGTTCAACAGAATTAAAGACAATCGCCGATGGTACAACAAATGAGGAATTAATTGAAATGTTGTTAAACAGAATGAATTACTTACAAAGTAAATTCCCTTGTCGCGAAAACGCAATTGCTATTACCAAATTAGACGAAGCTCTTTTATGGTTAAACAAAAGAACCTCCGACAGAATAAAAAGAAATGTTGAGGGAAAACAAATAGTATAATTAAAAACAAACAAACTTAAAATTATGAAAGAACAAGAAAGTACCAAGATGGAGTTCTTATTATCATTAAATGATAATATTGTAGTTCAAAGATTCTTTAATGTAAGGGGGTATATTCCAAAGGCGAAGAACTCGATTGAGCTGTATGAGTTCATTGCGGAATTCAAGGACGAACTTCAAGAGTATTTGAAAATGAAAACATTGGCGTATATGATGGACAATCAAGATTCCATTATGAATGACCCAACAATTATGGACACATCGTTTACTGATGGCCCTGAAGTGTTTAACATTTATATTAAATTAGGTGAACAGACAATTTGTCATAGAGTTTTTGATGGAAAATTTTATCCACCGAAAGTTAGGTATACTGTCGATGTAAGACCTTTCTTGAAGGAAACTCTTCGAGGATTGACTGACATTTTTTCAGACAAAAAATTAAGTTACAATTATTTGGAACTTGACTTGGCTAGGTAAGTATTTAATAATACAAGGATAACTTTAAAATAAATTATGAATAAAAATTTCGATTACTTAGGTAACACATTTCAAATACAATTACTAAATCAGATAATAGTAGATAAAGATTTTTCATCATCTATAATGGATGTTATTGAGTCAGTGTATTTTGATAATAAGTATTTTAAAATCATTTTACAGATGACAAAAGAGTACTACAAAAAATATGAATCAACACCAAATTTTGATACTTTAGGGCAAATTGTTAGGTCCGAAATCTCACAGGAAATGGTCGCTAAGATTGTTTTAGATACAATCAAACAAATTCAGGACGCTCCAATTGAAGGAACAATGTTCGTTCAAGAGAAGGCGTTGAAATTTTGTAAACAACAAGAACTACAGAAGGCGATGGATAAGGCTCAGAAAATTATTACCCAAGGAGACTTTGAATCATATGATAAAGTTGAAGGTTTGATGAGAGACGCATTGCAGGTCGGAGAGGTTGATAAAGGTCAGACAGATATATTTGAAAATTTAGATACTGTCTTAGACGAAGACTACCGACACCCAATCCCAATGGGTATTCCGGGAATTGACAAATTATTGAAAGGTGGTTTAGCAAAAGGGGAAATTGGGGTTATATTAGCACCAACAGGTGTTGGCAAGAGCTGTCCAAACTCTGAACCGGTTTTAACACCTCAAGGATGGGTAAAAATGGGTGAAGTAAAACTTGGGGATAAGGTTATTGGTAGTGATGGGAAAGAACAATATGTGATAGGTGTTTACCCACAAGGTGTTAGACCAATTTATAAAGTAGAGTTTAGTGATGATACTTTTGTGAATTGTGATGAAGAACATCTTTGGAGTGTTAATACATTGAACATGAGAACCGCTAAAACAAGGGTTAATGGTAAGGGTGTTTATAAACCGAACTATGGGTATAAGGTTGTTAAAACCTCTGATATGATGAAAGATATTAAGAAGAGAGGTCGATATAACTATAGATTACCTGTGGTAAGTCCGGTCGATTTTGAAAAAAGAGAAGTGTTGATAGACCCATATTTACTTGGGTTATTGTTGGGAGATGGTAGTATTTGTGATAGTGGTGTCCGTATAAGTACTAAGGACGATGAGTTATTTGATTCCATTGAATGTCTTGGTGAACATTCATCGTTTAATGAATATTATAGAACTGAAACTAAAAGTATAAAATCAATAAACTTAAAGGGTAAAATAAAAGAACGACTAAAAGTTTATGATTTGTTAAATAAAAAGTCTAACAATAAATTTATACCAAAAGATTATCTTTATAATTCATTAGATGTAAGAGTTTCATTATTACAAGGTTTAATGGATACTGATGGGCATGTTGATAAAAAAGGGACGGTTCAATTTACGACGATATCGGAACAATTGTGTAATAATGTTAGGGAATTAGTTTTATCTTTGGGTGGAACTGTTCGAATTAACACTAAAATACCGACTTATACTTATGACGGAGAGAAGAAAGAGGGTCAGTTGGCTTACACGATAACAATGTCTTTTGCAAATGACGTTGTTCCGTTCAAATTACTAAGAAAAGTTGGTAGATATTATAAGAGGGAGAAATATGTTGAACAGAAATATGTCAAGTCGATAA